AGGAATTGCCGCTCGACCTGCTCCGCGATCCCGCCGCGTACCTGCTGGGCGCGTATCCCGTGCTGCGCTTTCTGCGCTGCATTTCTTCCCGCATTGACGTCACCAAAGCGGCGGCGGTTGCGACGTTCAAGAGCGCATGTCGCCACTTCAAGCGCCAATACGGCGGCTTCGTCAATTTCGTGTTCCGCACCTGCCCAGATGAAGAAGTGGCGGTGGCGGTCTTCAAATCCTGCACTTCGCCAAAGCTGCCGAAGTGGGCAACAGGAGACGTAGCAGCGAACTGGGCCACAAGCGTGGTCATACAACCAACCTGAAAGGGGTAACTACACATGAGCGTCAAGGTCACTGTCCTGAAGAACGAAATCGATGAGCGCGGCGGCAGCTTCAAGAACGATGCCGGTGACAACGTCGAGTACACCACCCGCAAGCAGAAGGCCAAGCTTGAAACGGGCGGCTTTGCCTACCCGTTCGATGTGCGCCTGGACAAGGGCCAGCCGGGCTACCCC